AATCACGAATGCGTTTCTGCGTTTCATCGATGATGTTTTCACAAAATGCTTGGGGCGAGATTATGAAACCACCCACAATATTAAGGTAAGCGATGTCTATGACATCGAGTGTAAAATACTTACACAGATGAACCACCTGGATTGTCGTTTCGATGAAAGTTATGCGAATATCTATGATTCGGGGAAACAATCCGATAAACCACCGCATCTCTCGTGTGCTCCCGCGAAAATCACGAGACACCGTAATTGTGAATGCGAAAGCGAGAGTGGAAGTGGATGCGGCGGTGATGTCGACGTGAAAGAACGTCTGAAACTTCCTCATTACAAAAATAATATACGCGGTGCTACACGAATTCTCTCGCAAGATGCGATGTCACTCGTCGGTCTCGATTGGCCAGAGATGGCGAAATGGATCGGGTATGGCGAAAAAGCGTCGGATATTCCGCCCTATTTCATCGTGAATCAGGTCGGCTATCTCTCATCGATCATGGATCTCCTCAAAAAAGAATGGGCATCCGACGCATGGAAGAGTTACTGGTATTTCATGTATTTACGACAACTCATCTGTTTCCACGACAAATGGCGAGAGATTTACCTCGATTTCAACGATACACTCATTCGCGGCAAAGATACACACTTTCCGAGAGAATATTTCCCGATTATTGGAATGGCGTATGCTTTCCCGAAGACGATGACCGAAGAATTCACTCGTCGTTATAAAAATGAAGAAATGATTTCGAAGGTTCGAGAGATTGGAAATACGATGTTGGATTGTTATAAGGCGCGTATCACTCGGAATACATGGATGTCGGCAACTACGAAGAAAGGTGCGATGAAGAAACTCAACACGATAAAACTTCGTATTGGTGAGGCAAATCTCTCGGCACCTGATCCTACAAACCTAGACTATGACCCGAAAGACGCATGGGGCAATCTGCTCAAACGAAGCATCCAGCGAACGGAGTATATCGCGAAGCATCACATTTCATCCAGCGATTCCAAATTATCACCCGACGACCTAGAGATCATGAACTGGGGAACGATGAAATTCGTTGGAGTTCAATCCTTCGTCGTGAACGCGTATTACACACCGAACTCGAATAGTATCTATATCCCGACTGCGTATATGCATAGCATGAATGTCCAGTTTGGGCGCGGTTATGAATACGACCTCGCGTCGGTGGGTTTTACATTCGGTCATGAAATCTCTCACGCTCTTCATGTCAATTCGCGAACATACAATCATAAAGGCGTCATTAAAAACTGGTGGAGTAAAGACGACACCGCGACATATGAACGCAAAATTGCCGCAATCCGCCGTCAGTATGAAGAAATCTCTCGAAAGGATGGATTTGTAATCGATGGAAATCTCTCGTTATCCGAAAATTTAGCGGATGTAACCGGTATTGCTGTGTGCGAGGATGCGCTCAACAAGTATCACCGGCATGTATATGACGACGTAAGCGACATCACGAGAGATGAACATGTGCGCGAGAGCTCGTTTCTGAATTTTTATACGTATTATGCGATTCAGAATCGTCAATATGCGAATTTTCGAGAGATTCTTGTCCAAGTCCTCACGAATCCGCATTTGAACCTGAAAATACGAACAAATGTCCCGCTTATGCGAAGTAAGACCTTTCGTGATGTCCTTGAAATCAAGAAAGGCGATAAAATGTATAATGACGATTTTGACGTGGTATTTTAGGCGGGCACCAACGGCAATAAAATAGGTATAAACCATATACTTTATTCTATCTTATTGTAATAAATGGGAGCAAATATATCGATGGATGTAAGTGCGGGGGTAGTGTCAGATACACAACTGTCATTTGAAGACAAGTTGCGCCAAGAAGTCGTCCTTATTCCAGAGGATCTAGCGGATATTCATATTGAGGCGGCTGTTGACGCCGCAGCTCACGATGCCACCGCCGACGATGCCCCCGCGAATCATACGCGATATGGCAAGGGGAAGCACTGGAAAAGGAACTTAAAGAAAAGCGCAGCCGCCGCAGCCGCGAATACGATCCCCTTCCAAACCGAGCGCACGATAGAGCAACGCCGCGAACAGGTGCGGCCAATCATCGATAAACTCACCGAACTACAGATGAATGTATCTTATCCGGCGATTCGCGAACTATATAAGCAACTGAGCCAGTTTATTAAGACGGGCGAAGACGCGAAAATCAAGATCCCATTCCCGGAATTCTCTCGTAAAATAAAAGGCGAACTCAGCAACGCGCCGTATATTCCATGTTGGGTGAAGTTGGAGATGGAGTAAATTACATTACATTACATTACATTACATTACATTACATTACATTACATTTTATTTCATTATAATATAAAATGGAAGAATTAAAAAAATCAAAAGCTTTACATAGTCGTGAACGGTTGAAATCACTTGGTCTTCATTTTGATCATATATTCGCAAAAATAAATCCGATTGAACCGAAACCACCACAAGAAAGTGTAGTTTTCGTAATTACAAGCTCATCTTTACCTCCAATTCCGTCATCACAAAAAAATGTCATAGAATATAGAAATTATCCTGATCATCTCGACATACATTTGCGATCACGAAACACAGATTCTCATCCTCAATCAGTTATCAATATGTGTGATTTCGTTCAAAAAGGTTTGATTTATTCAGGAAAGGACCCAATCACTAAAGAAAAAGCATATTGGTATAAATTACAATCCGATGATATATTGAGTAGTTTTGTGGCGCCATACGACGAAATACATGCCTCACCTAAAAACACAAAGAATGATGATGTAGCAAGAGGATATATCATATTACTCAACAACGATGATATGAAAAGGTATAACTTTAATATAGTCGAAACCATAGAATCCTGTTCATCAAAAGGTGGCAAAACATCATCGGTGTTACAAAGAAAAAAACGAAAAAATATCACAAAAAAGCGACGCAAATCTCGTATTTCACGCCGCAAGCATTAAAACACAATATTGTCATCAATCCATTTTTTGATGCGAATATTCACCGGTTCCAGAATTTTATTCAATCCTTCAACATAATTCAAATAATACTGTGGGTCATTCTGGATTTTCACGAGCGTATGATAAATAATCGTGTAATCCTCCTGTGAATACAAGTCCGTTATTTTCACGAATATGAGGTCGATATTTGTATCCGCTAAGCTGTCAATCGGGACATTTGAATTGTTCGCACCTACTGTGGTCATCGGGCGCAAAGGAGGCGAAGACGACGGGCTCTTTATTCTAGAAGGCAATTGACAGTCGGTAGCGGTAGCGGTGGCGGTGGCGGTGGCGGTGTCGTCATCGTCATGGCGATTTGAGACACGCCGCACCAATTCCGGATTATCCAACATCCCTTTATACATTTGAAGTGTATGTAGAATATGGATTTTATCGGTTTGATTATAAGTCCGTGTTAAATTATTAATTCCGGTTTTAGCAAGTTCATTCAGTAGCGAGAATAATGCCGCGTTTTCGCCTGCCCCCGCCACACCCGCCGCCCCAGTAAGAACCGTCTTGTAGAATTTGTTGAACCGAGAGAATACATTATACAAATAAAACACGTCTTCTTTCTTATCGTTATTATACCAACGCCGCACATTCTGTGTATAACCCGGCGCCTGAACCGTAAGTATATTATTATGTATTGCCAGTTTACTTCCGATCGGATAAAATGCGAGAAATCCAATCTGAAGAAGTGCTTGGAGTGGCTCTAATATCGTCTCGAAACGTTCACGCGGCTTTTTTAATTGACCTGCTATGAACTGTAATGTGCTCTGCATTCTTATTATATTACTACCATACATTTGGATATATATTTAGACTGTTTTTTATCTCTACGCCGTTCCTACACCCACACCCACACTCACCGGCGTTTGTAATCGCGTATTTATGCTGCTCGATTGTGGTATGGATTTATGAAGGAAAATATTCGTAGATTGGAAACAGGCGTGATGTGCGTTGTAAGGTATATCGTATTTTTCACACCAAGCAATACACTTGTTGACATTCGTCCGTTTATATTGTTCCAATTTCTCGGCGTTTCTATGATTTGTTATGATGGAAAGGGTAGATGTAATGTTCTCGATCTGCTGAAAACTCACAATCGCGTTCATCTCTTCAATACGATTCAGAAAATAAAGATCGTGATCGAACGGAAGAAAAGAAGCCGCGATTCCATCATTTACTAACGAAGGAAATACGATAGCAAATTGTTCAATTATCGCGCTAGAATCCGTCACCTTGAAATCTTGGCAAATGATATATTTTTCAGAATTAGCCACACGACTTGTATACGGTTTCATAATCGACACATTTTTATAATAGTAACTTAGTAAGTATAATATATCAACGGTTGATTTATGAAATACGTCGAAAATCTTCAATATAAATGACCCCCCTTGTTTTTGAATCGCAAGCGCATAAAATACTTCACATAATATTAGCCGTGTTGCCATATTTTCTTGCTGATTAAAATCAACCGAAAAATCGAATCCCCCGTCTGCGGTCACAATATCCATCATGTTTTTATATTTTTCAGCACAATAAAGAAAATTATCCAACGATATTAAGTTACCGGTTTTATCTGCGCCGTTTTCAATAATAACATTTGGATGTCCTTCAAGAAATGAGCGTGTTTTTTTCCATCCGGGACAAATCGGATCCTCATTCACTAATGTCATCCCATAATAACGATCGTTGCCGTATGTAATCGATCCTCCTCCTCCTCCTCCATTCCCCGATTCCACAGTTCCGTTCGTTTCATTCTGAATGTCAAATATACGCCGCGATACTTTCAAGTATTCTTGTTCTTTCATGTATTCATCATGAAAATCTGTATTACGTTTAAGGATATGTATCTGCGGCGTCGTAGATGTTTCATGTAATGTATTGAAGACGCCGCCACAGCCTACATGCGTGTTGATATTCTTTTCGTCGTGTATATGACGTTGATAATCGATTCCACGTAAATACGCGATTGCTTCAATAAACCCGCCAGGCCCTTCTGCCAAATGAAATGTTTTAATTCCCATTTTTGAATCAGGTTTTGTAGTATATGTATTTTTGTATTGGGATAACATGTCATTATTTTTCATGATTTCGATCATTTTATAGAATGACCGTGATAATGGGCGCAATCGACTAATATTTGTTTTATTACCGGATATGTTTGAATGTATATATTCATATGGATTCGTAAACTTTTTTATGTTATCCCATGTGTCTTGATACTGTTCGATCTGATGTTTGATATCACATAAATGTGCGTATATTGAGGATGATATATACACATTATGTTCACTACTATATCTAATTTGTAGTTCGAGTGGTTTATAACTCCCATTTTCACATACATGTAGATCAACTTGTGGTAATAAAAAATAGTTGAAATACGTCATGACCGGTCCGTTTGATGTGGTTGTTGAAGAATGAGTCTTGTCCTGCGCCTGCGAGGTTATATCATTTGTTGCGGCGGAGGGTGATTGTCCTGAACATGATAATAATGGTTTGAAACAATTTTTTGGAGTTTTTTTGAACATATTGATCGATTATATTCATACGTAAAATGTTTATAAGTCGGTTTTCTTCTTGGTTTGACGTTTGGGTTTCGTAGCTGCTGCTCCAGTCGTCGTCGTCGTCGTATCCGCTTCTGCCGCCGCTGCCGCCGCCTTTGCCTTTTTGGTAGTAACGCGTTTCTGTATTTTTTTCTCTAATTGTTCGATTGGTGCCGCTGCTGACGCCTCCGCCGCCGGCGCTGCCGCCGCCGCCACCTCTGTTGATCCCTTTACGGTCGTAACCTTTTTCAGTCTGGGTTTCGCTTTTTTTAATGTCGCAGCTGCGGTCGTTGAAGAAGAAGAAGAAGAATCGCTCGCAAGTACTGCGGATACGGTCGCGGCATCCTTACGTTCTTCAAGAATATGCGCAGCAATTGCCGGTTTAGAAGCAACATCGATTGGACGTGACGCTTTCGCGATTTTTTCGAGTGCGACAGATTCGTCGGTTAGATCCTGTTCTGAAGAAGAAACACGCTGTTGTTCCTCTTGTAGGCCAGCATAACTTAAGAAGCTGTTTTTCAACTGCTTTGCGTTGATATTTCGGTTTTTTCGGAATATGAAATACCGATTATAGAATGAGATTTGCTTCTCTTCTGCCGACATATACAAAGCGGAACCGTATTCATGTTGACAGTGACGTTCCCATTCACCCGTGCCTGCGCCTGCGCCTTCACCACCACCACCGTCTCCATCACGCCGTTTCTTACATTCGATTTCCATTTCATGATACATCGTTTCAAATGTCGCGGTTCCATCAGGCATACGAAACATCAGCGTGGTTTCGGCTTCTTCTGGTGTCACGAGGTCAAACCCATAATTTTCAAGAAGCTGAGTCAAGTAATCAAAATTCACGAGATATTCGCGCGTCAACTTATTGATTGAATCCTGATACACCTCTATTTCGTATCCAACACTACTACTATCCGGTTCAAATTCGGTTTGATGATACTTCTTACGGACGGACCACATTTTTTGAGGGTCCGCCCCCCCAGACGAGAGAATACTCAACTCCGATCCGCTTTCTAGACGTGATAACGCATGAAAGATGCGTGCCCCGTCAAAACATGTTCCGATGAAATATCCGCCCAGTTTCGTACATTCGGATACATTTTGAAGAAAGGTATGGACTTTCATAATGTTTTCAAAGAAGTAGTGGATCGCAAACTGAACAGAGCAAACATCGAACCCATCGGCCGCGCGACCGTAATGCGGATAAACACCTCGACCTAATACACTCGCATCTTTCGATCCTTCGCCAAACACCGCACGTGATATCAACCGATAACGCTCACTTATTGCGGCTTGACCGGTTCGAATTTCTTTACTGCTATCACCGTGAATGAATATCGCGTCTGGAATATTGTGTTTTCTCTTCTTGATATCAAGATAACGCGCACACACACCGTCGAATTTATGTTCCAGATTGTCTTTTGAATAGTCGATACCGAAAACAAAGCCTAGTTTTGCGGCAACCCATTTCGGTAAATCACCACCTTTTCCAACAGCAAGGTCGATAAGCGTTTGTCCGGGTCGAGCGACACTCATGATGAGCTTGCGTTTTACGAACAAGTTATGGAAATCGCGCATTCCTTTTGTGAGTGTTCGAATTTTCGTTCCCCTTCCAATATCAATCCCTCGCCCTCCGTTCGAAGTTTCGGCATTATTATAATAAATATCATCGTTCGTGAGGTCATCCGGAATTCCTTCACCTGTCATCATCATCTCTGGTGTAATCGCATTATGGATGGAGTGCCAGTTGTTATTCGCAACGTGATACGCGTTGCCATAATTCTTTCCTCCTGCGCGATATTCTGCCGTTTTATCATGTCGAACTCTCAGGGCAGACCACCGCCAATTTACCGGTTGTGACGGATCATAACTAAATTCGACGATCGTCTCATCTTGAATGATATCGTTTTCAAGCGTCATCATTTGACTTACTCCGGCTTCATCTGGACGTAACATGACATGGCAAATATGCGCATCGTTATCATAAGGATATGTTGGATAAAATGGAGCCGGTTTATAGGTGTCGGTAGATTCACCGCTGTTGTGTCCACGACCTGATGCTGTCGACGCCGCACCTTCAATCATCGAAACGCATGGATTCAGGTGTCCATGTTTTCGTTCATCATATCCGACACGCAACACCAACGTTTTGTATTGTTGAACCTGAATACAACGCGACATGTCAACGCCACTTTTGAATATATTGCTTACAAGATCCTCATTATCTTCGCCTTTTTTTGTTGTCACAAGAAAGTCGATTGTATTCATGTGTGCTGGTTTCCATTTGAATGAATAGTCCCATGTAGCCTTGTATAATGGTCCAGCTGATGTAGGATCATTTCTCTCGACACTTCCCACGCCGAAATCAATCGGTGTAAAGATAAGGCCGTCGGTGTGATATTCGAATTGATGTTCGGCTGCTTTGCGTAATATCAAGGCACAACAATCGAAAATGGATTTTGACGATGATGCGATTTCGAACTTCTTGGTCTCGATACGAATCGGTGGTAATGAATCTGCCCCACCCGATACACATTTCAACTGAAGATTTTTTACGACACTTTCCATTAATGGAAGTCGAAAATTCGTGAGAACTTCGTCTTCGTTGATCGGAAAGAATAGACGCGACCGAACATCTGCCTTGTGAACGAAATATACATCAAATATAAGGAATAAGTTGATAAAATCTCCGTTTTTGTTATGAAGGATATGCTCACCGTCTAATAGTGTATTATGTAGTTTTGTATTCAACGAAACAGCACCTGTAAATTGGAAGTTCATGTTTGTATCGATGAGATAAATATGGCCGGTTTTTGGTGCGACAAATAGAAGCTTTCTATGTCCATCTGCCTTTTCTGTTACAGAATAATTCAATCGAATATTTGGGACCTTCGAGTCAGGATCAAACGGTTGAATGTTTTGGATTTGGAGGGTATAAGAACATGGACCAATAAAATGCTTTGGGCGAAGTTGTATTCCGTTTCTTCCGCTGGCGGTTTCGTGTTCTCGTTCACGTTCTTTCTGTCGCAGTCGGTTGTCGCGTTCACGTTCGCGTTCACGTTCGTCGTCTTTACCAGAACCACCTTTACGGTCACGGTCACGGTCACGGTCACGGTCACGGTCGCTGTCGCTGTCACTGTCGCTGTCGCGTCCTTGCTTTTCATCAGGATACAATAACTCATAATACCGACGCTGGACACCACGCATATCGGATAATGAAACAGGATAATTTGTTCCTTGTAGCCCTGACATCACAATTTTTATCATCTTGCGCAAATGATCCAACAAATGATTCGGATGGTTAAACGCTGTTCCTGGACCGACCAATTCGTTGATGACTTCAATTTCGATTTCATACCGAATAGGACTTTCAATAACTTTGGCGGCATCAAATGTCGATGCTGAAATATAACCGGTTTGGTCTTTATGCGACTCCTTGACAACACTCATATCGATTTGAAACGGAAAATCGGGATGTTTTAATGTGCTACGATTGATATAACGAAATATCTTCTTGTTGTCGTTCCATGTTTTCATAATCGACCTTGCGAGCGTCGATGTATTTGCGATACGCTTTTCTCGTTGATAACTTACTTTGAAATTAAAGTCGTCAAATATAACTGGGTGGATTGTTGTGCTGCTGCCGCTGCCGCTGCCCTCGCCCTCGCCCTCGCCCTCGCCTCCAACACCGCCGCCGCCTCCCGCCTTCGCATACATCTTTTGAGTAAATAACACGTATTTTTCATCTGGAACATTCGTCTTACAATAATTCTGGATTTCGTTGATACCGTGTATTTCGGCACGAATAAGAGAAAGTTTGGTTTGTCCAGTTTTCTGGTCGATGAATTCATTCTGTATTTTCAAAGCATACGCATTTTTTTTCACGAAGGAAAATCCGCCGGATAGTAATTTTTGAAGAACACCGTCGAAGTTTTCCCGAGTAGTTGCGTTATTTCCACGTGTTCCGAAACGTATTTCTAATTCGGGGACACCATCAGTCGTATCGGTGATACCTTCTAAATAATGTTTTACAATACGTAAGAATGCGGATTGTTTCGCCGACGCAGTCTCCGATGCTGACGCCGCCATCGACGACAGACCTCCTCTTTCGCGATTTCTCCGCATTATATATATGAATAGGATATAATATTTATATATATATACTTCAATTTTATAGACATCGACAAATCGATTCATATAGTTCTTGTTTCGTTTTACGTTTTTCTGTTCCTATCGATCCGAATTTATCTGGAAATACATTCACAGTAGGCAAGTTCAGTTTTACAGAAATATCGATTAACTCTTGTAATTTGTATGCTGAAATAGGGCGAATTGGAGCAGAAATACTTTCCATTCGCCAATAATTCTCACGCACATACGCGAGATAATCAACAATCATAGGCATCGGTGCGATATATAAAACATATTTCCCCTTTATCTTTTCGATGATGAAGACGCGATTGCTACCGCTACCGCTACCGCTACCGCTACCGCTACCGCTACCGCTATCGTAATACTTACGATTTTGAACAATACACAAAGAAAATGATTTACATAATACAACGGCATGAAGTGTTTCTAATGTAATGAATGGTTTATGTACCAACGTATCTTCTACCGAATTCAGTTTCACCTTGTTTGCTTTTAAAATGGTCTTATTCATTCGTAACATTTCGATGAGTTCAAACTTAAAACGACTTGACTCAGTATAACGGTTCTCAATCATTTCATATTTTTCAACACCATACATCATAATATACAAACACCATAATAATGAATCTGTATTCGATGATTCACCTGTGCGTATGTTATTATAAGCATATTGACTTATATCATCCGGATGAAATTTTGTCACTTTATTCTGAAACGACGACGACGACGACGACGACAACGACGACGACAACGACGACGAGGAATCCGAGTCCGAGTCCGAGTCCGACGACACCGACGACACCGACGACACCGACAACGCCGACGACACCGGAATGTCATCTATCTGTTTTATAAACATCGGTTTCGGTAATAACGGTAAAGAAGAAGACGGAGTATTGCGCTCGATCGTCGAATAACATAAAATAGATTCGTTGTTGAAATTTTCCGGTGTAAATGAGTAAGCATTATAAAGACAAGGAACAATACCAGTCATCCTATGCGGCTATATAAATCATCGTATTATCTTTATGTGTTTATTTATCAAAAAACTCCTTTGTGAGACTTTGCTTCTGTTGTTCGATTTCATTAAGATGATTTTCTTGATTGATGAAATATTTCATATAGTCATATAATTCCTGTATTAACTCGTTATTCAATCTAGAAATATTGACAAATACGCCATTTTTATTTTCATTAATTTGTGTGTTTTTGGAATATAGAATCCGTAACACCTCAATCTGATGGACAACCGGCATATTTTCAATACCTTCTTTCAAAGACATCAAATAATTCGTTTTCGTCTCGACATGTTGAGCGATCGTTTGTATCTCGTTCATCGCCGTAAGACTCGCAATTGCGGTTGTCATATTGTTTGATGAATAAAAAGATCCAGCACTATTCGATCCAGACGACATATACAATAGAATACGGTCTAAACTTTATACTCTTTCATAATGAATTCTCTAACATCGCAATAATTGTCACATGTGTGTCATGAAGCACAAACCTACGCCCAATAATTTTCACCGTAAGAACGTCATTTTCCTCAATTCGCGAGAACAAATCACGCGAAGAGGACGCATGCATATCCCGTGAGAGAAATACTTCTATTGGAGACACATTACCTTTTTGTAAAAATCTCGCACCAGCACGAATTCCAGCTTGTGTTATCGTTTTCGCGACGCATTTGATCACGGTATTTTCATCGGGATGACAAATCAGGCAATCGGCTATAATGTCGAAATGTATATTTGACCCCGCGAGTGTTCCACACGAATAAGACGAGATCGAGATAGAGTTCGGACAAATATAGCCTTCAACTGAGCACCGTCCTTCTACTAATTTCGCGAGTTCAATTCTCAATAGTTGTGCGAGAATGACATCTTTTGTGATTTTATAAAATGGCAACGACAATTTTCGTCGTATTTGACGTTTCACGAACAATTCCGGATCGCAGTATGCGTCAGGTGTTTCTTCCACTATCGTATTAGGTTCAACCGCGGGTTTTTTCGGTTTTGGGCGTATTAGTTTTGTTGTAGGTCGTTTTGTATTTTCCGCGATCACCACACTTTGAGACGCCATTATACTACGAACGACGATGACTATATGAATTCTAAAATTATGTTTATATTTGTATCAATTTTATTTCGTTTTTGTTTTCGATAGAATTCAGATGTAGTTACATATCACGAGATCATACGTGTTCGCATTCGCACTCGAATCAACTATCAGTAATGGTTTGCCACATCCATAAATCAATCCATCATTCACGAGTTGATCACATACTTCTTTACTCGCATGAGGATCCATCGGTTGTAGTGTATTTTTATATACACCATGACGCAATATTCGACAATTGAACTCGTTATGTGCGATAACAAATGGTTCTTGACAGTGAAGGCATGTAAATATGTGGTCCATATACGTGTGTGTGTGTGTATGTATGTATGTGTGATGTGTGTATGTCTGTGTGATGTGTGTGTGTCTGTGTGATGTGTGTGTGATGTGTGTGTGATATATATGATCTCGTGCGCTTTATATAACCATTTACAATAAAGTAAGTGGATATACGAATGTAGTTACACCAACTCCGCAATCACCGAAATTGCATCATCGCCAATCTCAAATCGTTGACCGATGACTCTCACGCGTATCTCTTCTTCTTCCTGAAGACGCGTAAAATCGGTGCGGTCATAATGATGGTCGCGTGCGACAAACACGACTACCGGACTCTTGAGGTCGTTGAGTGTCGCACGAATACCCGCTAAGCTAATATTTTTAATCACACATGAAAACACGACTCCTTCAACAAGCGAACACGCCTCGCATTCATATACCACTTCAAATATCGCGTTCTTTCCATGAAGATACCCGTTGGAATACGTGAGAATTTTCACGCTACCTGGGCGAATAAATCCTTCGGCCATACACTTTCCTTCTACGATTTTCGAGAGAATATGCTCAAGTGTATCTTTTATGTTACGCCCAATAATACGAAATGGAACTTCCAATTTACGTGTCAATAATATCGTCGTATAAATTCCTAATTTGGGCGATGCTGTAATCGGCGCTTGACTTACATTACCATATCTTGAAATACTAACTTTTGCTGTCCTTTGTTCCATATCACCTAATATATATCTATACTTTATTTCTCTATATGTAAACCTTCAATATCGCACAATAAAGCCTCGCATGGTGTAAAAAACCATTTGCGCCCGTTGACCGCCTTCCTATCAAACGTCCTCAATAAAAACTCCTGAAATACACATAATTCCTTTTGGGTTCTGAGTTTCGTGTTTTCGGTGGTAAGTTTGTATTCATCACCTTGTGTCGCAGGATTCAACGACAACACCGTATTGATAATTGATATTGCGTCGGTTTTACCTGATTGATCACACCTAGCACCTTTGTCGCGTTTCTTTGACATTACCTTGACTTTAAATACCATGTATGACATTTTAAATAATGAAATAAATCCAATCACCATATTCATTTTTTGAATTTGTTCCGTTTGGACTTTTACTAAAAGTAGATAGAAATCTTGTTCATCTTCAGGTTCGGCGGTTACCCATTCGTGCGTTTCATAACGTAATACAACGAGTTCAAATAATTTTTGTTTCTCCTTATTGAATAATAGCATTCCTTTATCTTCTGGCACAGGAGCGGCGGCGGCGGCGGCGGCGGCGGCAGCGGCAGCAGCTCTTCTTCCTACTAATGGTCGATGTATTACCTGTTGAGAATAATACTGTAAGATCATACGTTCAAATGGTGTAAGAAGTTGTATTCCGCCGCCTCCGGCAGCACCGCCAGCTGTAATCTCCATCGATTCGTTATTCTTTCGAAATAGATAATTCAACAAGGTTATTGATTCTTCGAATGATAGATGCTCGATAAGATTTGCGATGACAAGCTCATAAAGCTCTTCTTTGGAAATTTGGAATTCTTCTGTCTGAGAGATTTGACGAATCACCTTTCCACAATAATAATACCAGTCATCCTGTTCTTTCGTAGGCTTATCAAATACGGTATTACATGTCTCGAATGTATTTGACAACATCGTAATGATTTCTTCCTCTTTACTTAATGGCACGTCTGCTTCCGCTTCCGCTGACGCTTCCCTTTCTTCTGATACAATCGGAGGAAGTGACGAAGTCGCACGGGGTTTTAGTTTATCGTTCACTACTTCCGCGACTTTCTTATTGGGAACTGACACGGATGCGGATGCCGCCGAGCCGGAAAATGGTTTCTCAAGAATACCCAAATAATCCTCTGTTATATTTTCTGGAAGAGGATATTCTATGGCACTATGCTTATATGGAACTGGTGTGCTTCGTTGATGAATACTGATACGTTTATCTGTTATTTCAATAGGCTGAAATAGATAGTAATCCCCTACATTTATGATACGCCCAAGACGTCCATATTTATCATTTACATATTCGTTGGGATCAGACACCATCTGTGTGAGAGCTAAATTGATTTGTGCGATGGGATATTGTCGTATCGCGTTTACGTGTGCGATAATTCCATTTCGACCTGTTTTCTTATAGAAAAATGATTCTTTGTATAATTCACGAATTTTATGAATAATTTTATCGAGATTCATCGACATAAATTTCTCGTTAAATGTATCGATTCGAACATCACTTTCTTCGCGTCGCTGCTCATTCTCGTCGCTGTCGTCGTCGCTGTCGCTTTCCATTCCATATAAATCACGCTGTTCTTGGATCGGTCGTCCATTCGAAAATGTCGGCCGACAAACATACTCACACCGTTCCATGTAGTCACATAATGCGGAATAAGGGCGTGCGCCGACTTGATAGTTTATTTGTTTGCGTGATGAGAGATTTAGCTGAACAACCTGATTGAGTTGTGCTGCGGTTTGTGTATTATGTTGAACATTCAATATACAATCTACCGCGGATGTTCTAAGAACGCGAGAGACAACTCCGATCTTTACTGCCTTGAATTCCGAGAGACGATACAAATAAAGATCGATAGCCTCAATATCTGGATTTGAAAGCGATGTTCCGTATAAATACAATTCAACATTTCGCTGTGAAAAAGGGAGACGTTTATGACTACAGTTACGGATAGCACGACCTATAATTTGTTCGAGCAAGTTCATATTATACCACGGTTCCAAAATATGGACCTGGCGAATATTTTTAAAATCAAGGCCTTCACTTCCGGCAACCGAAATAATGACAACCTTGACATTTTCGCCGTTTGTATTATTTTCACTCGTCAACGCTTTTAGTTCATGTAGATTGTCCGGCGAAATCGTAGGATCACCGGTGATAACGGAATAACGCGCCGGACGAAATGGGCGGTCAGGATATTGCGCCAGATGTTGACGTTGTGGAAGCATCGTAATCGAGTCAATATTCTGTGTAGGTTTGCTTCGAAAAAGCGACGAATTTCCTCCGGCGATGCTGTAACGCGAAAATCCGAGTTCCTCTAATGCGAGAGCAACGGGAACAACGCCGCCATCAATATATTGACTATAAATCAGAATAATACCATCACTCGTCATGACTTTATTCGTGATATGTCTTATTTTCGCTGAATATCGGCCAATATTTTCTGGCGCAAAGATACGGGATGATGCTTTCGTAGTTGTTTCACCGCGAGGCAATTTAAACGCACGAATAAATTCAGGGCGATATTCGAAATTCAGCCTCATCGGAGGATTGCCTACCTCTTCATATGACATGATGTGACGCAGACCTTCCTTACCAATACACGCCGTAATATCAAATTCGTCATTCGGGTCATTTATATATTCGATGAGAGACGGATGAGGATAGACAATATTCAACGCTTCCAACGGTTTTTGAACCACCGCATAACCGATTGTGTCCATATTTTCGAATGACGGGAAATCGACTGATTCAACGACAGTTGTTTCATCAATTACACCGCTTACGCCTCCTACTGCTTCTGCCGCGGCGGCGGCCTTGCCCTTGCCCTTGCCCTTGCCTTTGCCTTTGCCTTTGCCTTTGCCTTCTTCTGCTTCTGCTTCGGATGCTGCCGCGGCTGCTTTTTTTCGTCGAACCATCGCTGTTTTTTTATAAATATACATCGCTTTCATGTCGCTAATAATAAACCGATACGCGGCTTCTTGTATATCGCCAGCTTGTGTCATAAATACGTCAATATGTTCAATCGGTTGTTCAATATGACGTCCGTTTAATTGGGTTCGTGGATATCCAGCCGCACCGTCAGATACACGTGCAAGCAGCGAGTAATCAGGTGAATGTTCTCTCGGATATACACGATAAGGAAATGTATATGGATTTTCACCACGAACGAACGATACATATCCGGTTGCTTTACGGACAAGAAGCTCTTTTCCGATCTCTCGACCATCCGAGTCTAGACGAAAATTACCGCGTTCATCAAATACATCTGCGATATCGATGGTCGCCCGACGATCGTTCAGGTTCATAAGGTTAATGAGCCACACAATTTCTTTATAACTGTTATACATTGGTGTTCCAGAGAGAAGAAGCAATCTCACATTATTCACTTTTTGAACAATCTGGAACAATATCTTCGCCACGCGTTTATCTCTGTTATCGTCTGTAATACGAATATTATGAACTTCATCGATAATAATCAGCGTATTTGCGAATAATTTACGCAACTTTGCGACAGAAAGTGTTTCGATCGCAAGTGTCTCCATTTCAGCCGCCTTTGTGGCATCAGCAGCCGACTTACGTCCTTTTTTGGCAACGCCGACGCCAGCAGGTGCTTTACGACGAACTTCTTGTATGACAGCATCATCTTGCGAAATTCCAATACTTGACGCATGGGTGCGCGCATAATTCGCAAATTCGTTATAACCAAAAAACAAATAGTGCGATGAAATAAGCCGTCGTATCTGTTTAATGATTTTGTCACGTGTCAGCCCTTTCATATTCATCGGGTTTATCTCTTTGATAAATTTGTTGCCGGTACACGCACGAA